GCTTCAGGTGCAGCGAAAGCAGCCACAGGAGTCGCAGGATTAGCTACAAAGGGCATAGCAGCAGCAGGTGGATTATTGCCTGCAGCTGGCATCGCAGTAGCTGGTGCTTCTCTAATTTCAGGTTTGTTTAGTGGTGTAACTGCTGGACTAGAAGAGTATCAACAGTCTGGTGAGTTGGGTAGTGCCATTAAAGAGGGTACAGCAGGATTCGTTTCAGGAGCTACGTTCGGACTGATCAGCCAAGAGACAGTTTCTGAAACTTTTGACACGATCGGCAACTTCGCTAGTGAGAGTTTCGAAAATATTAAAAATGTTACATCTAGTGTGTTTGAAAGTTTCCCGACATTTGAACAGGTCACAAACAGTATTACTGAAACTGGTGCATCTATAAAGAACAACTTTGAAAACTTCACAGGCATTGAAGTTCCTACTTTTGATAACGTAGGTGGTATAATAACAAATACAGTCGGTGATGCAGTAGGTAGTGTCGAAAGTATTTTTTCTGGTGACTTTAGTTTAGAAACTTTCGGAACTTTGTTTGGATCGTTAACTGACATAGTCTACGCACCAGTGAACTTAGCAGTCAATGCAGTAAAAGATATATTCAGCTTAGGTGATCCTGAAGAACCATTTAGTTTATCAGAATTTATTTCCGGATTTATTTCAGATGTTTTTGATTATATTAAAAATCTTTTACCAAATATAACTGATATAATACCAGATATTCCTGACTTATCTTTCGGATTATTTGGTGGTGATGAAGAGGCTCAGCCTCAGCTAACTCGTGAACAAGCCCAAATGAATGCACGTATGCGTCGCCGTGGTGAACTTGGTGGCTTACCTGAAGAAAATATCAATACTAAATCTACAGGAGGCGGTTTCTTAGACTTTTTCAGAAGAGAAGGTGGACCAGTAGAAGCTGGCAGTAATTACTTAGTTGGTGAGGAAGGTCCAGAACTTTTCTTCCCGAATGTAAGTGGTTCTGTGGTGAACAATGATGAAACGAACCAGTTGCTTTCAAGAATGCAGACGGTGAATAATTTGACCAGAACAGTCGAGATGTTAGCTTCTCAAACTGTAATTTCTGATATGACTGCGGAAGGAACTGCAGCAGGTGGTGGTCAAACAGTAATCGCACCACAAACGAATAATAATGTGACAAATAATAATATGGCAGCGCAGAAGCCAACACCGAGGAACGTCGAGCCGACTATCAGCCGACTCGCGTCCATGGATTATTACTTCGCTACACCTTAACTCTCTTGAGCGAGCTTCTCGAAGTAAGATAGACCATCATCGTCATCATCAGAGAAGCTAGAATCTTCACTGACAGGCGTGGCATTATCAAAGGGAATATCCTCTTCAATCGTCTTAGTTTGCTTGGCTGGCTGTGGCTTGGGAGCTTCAGCGAATGTTGATGCAGGAACGTATGCATCATCAAGACCAAGAACACGATTGAGCTTTTGCTTCAACTCATCATAAGACTTGAAGTTCTTTTCATCAATCAACTCAGACAGAGAATACTCTTGCTTCCAGATCTCCTCTAGCTTGTCATCATCTGAGTCAAGAAACTCTGACGAAGAATCAAACAGAGACTTATCATAGTTGCGATACCCATCAACAGTCCGGATGCGCAGACGGAAGTCCGCACCTTCCCAGAAGTCGAAAGGATTGAAACGCTCATCATCTTCAAACTCAGGCTGCATTACATCCTGGATCTTGTCGAAGATTTTCTTTCCATAACGAAACAAAAAGACTTTACCCTCATTACTTGGGTTGGCATCATCTTTGACGACGTAGATGTTTGAGTAATAGGATAGGCGACGCTTTTGGTCACGAGCCTGTTCCTTACCTGCATCCGTGCCGTTGTTCCAGAGGATTGAGTTGTACTCTGAAACAGGATCCTTTTGACCGATGGTGGTGAGAGAGTTCTCAATATACCAACCATTCGTTCCTTTAAATCCGTGAGACCAAACCTTAACATAAGGCATGTCTTCACCTTCAGGTGGTGGAAGAAAGCGGATAATGGCAGAACCATTGCCTGACTTATCAACTTCAGGTTTCCAATAACGATCATCATTATATGGATCAGAGCTTTGCTGGGGGGTGTTTTCCGCTTTAAGATCTTGCTCGAGTTTTTCGAACAGCTTATTGCGGTTCTTCTTTAGGCTAGATAGTGACATTCTATTTCTCCTGCGTATGACTAGATATAGCTGCTTATTCACATTTTGCATAATATGTTTTTTAAATTATACTGACTTTTAATTAAATGTCAAGTATTTTTTGTATTATTTTTTTATATTTCTGAGTATCATATTGAATAAACGGTTCATACTTTCGCATTCTCCGTTCAATGTTTGGCCAAAAAATCTTCTCTGAAATGAGAGTATTCCATTTTCCGGCAAACCCACACATTCTATTTAGTATAATTAGAGTCTCTATGGACACTTCTTTTTGTAAATGACGAATCAAAAGATTGGGATGTTGCCCATCCTTCACGTCACACTCTGAGTCAATGTTCTGAACGAATGGTGTCAGCTCTTGCTCGAAAATATAAGACTGAGACTGCGTCACACGCATCCAGTCAGTATAAGTTCTTTGAGCCTCGTCATTAATCAGATCACCAACCCAAACCTTGTCACGGCGACTGTAGTTCGCTATGAGATAATTCAATAAATCTTTACTTGCGATCTTGGTCAACTTATGAAACTGAAAACGATCCTTCCTTCTCAGAAAAGAGTCTAGATTAACACGAACCTTTCCATTGTATTTGAAGAAGTCATAATCTTCACGTTCAAAATGTTGTTTAATCGACAAATAAAGTTTATATGCTTCGAAAGGATCCGAACTCATATAGGCAGTTTACTCGTGCGTGGTAGGAAGTTCAAATCACGTGCTTCATTTTCGAGCTCCTGCTTCACATACTTATCGCAAAGTTTCGCAGCGACCTCGACTTCCATTCCTTCTTTTTCACAAATCATCAGAATGGCATCCATGTATCCGATCCCATTTTCTCTGACTGTCTCAAGAACCTTCGCATTAAACTGCGAAGGCGAATCAATTTTCAACATAATCATCTCCGAATAATTTACTTGCCCAATGATACCATAGCATACACTAAAAAAGCAAGCAAAACAGAAGCTAAAACAATAGTAGCTGTGATAATTAATTTTTCAGTCAGCTGTTTGAGTCGCTTCGCGCGATTCAACTTCTTCTGTAATATTCGCTTCTCTTCTTGTTCACGATTACGTTTCGCTTCAGCTTGAAACTGTAACCAGTCATCCCACATTCCTGGGCGACCATGATATATCATTGCTTCTTTCAGTTGTTGCTCTTGTGCCTTGAGCTTCTCAAGCTCCATAAATGCCTGAAGATCAGACTTGTAACCTTTAGCATGAGCTTTTTCTTGTAGTTTTCTTTTGCTATCGAAAAAAGTACCAAGGTGCTCAGCGCAATCCCAAAGTTCTTTTCCATTTACGATCGCTGTCTTGATGACAGCATAAGCTGCATTTGCTGCTGCGATTTCCGCTAACATGCCTCTTTCCTTTACGAGACATGATATAGCATAGTGACGTCAGATTCAATCCAATCTGTGAGTGTATTATATTTAGCTGGCAGTCACGTCAGGAGCACCGATGATTGAGCGAACTGCTCGCTCATCACCACAGTATACTCCATGAAGACTGAATGTCCGTCCTTCGTATTCGTTGATTAAACTTCTCATCGCATAATCAGCGTTTTCTTCTGACCATTCTTGACATTCAACCTTAGTTTCAAAAGTAGGTTCATGAATAACGTACACTTCTCGTTGATTACTCGATATTACGGTGACAAAAAACACCAGATACCATGCATACATAACCCACCTCTTTATCGGTTTGTTTTGTATTTATGACAAGATTGCATTATCCGCTGTGATGATTTTACTGAACAGCTTCTTGTAATGATCCATCAGATCTTTCCGAGGAGTTTGAATAAACACCACGAATTTTTTATCGAGCTTGATGCTCTCATCTGGATCAGTGAATGGTGAGTAAGGTACGAACTGTACTGTTTCTTGCTGAGTAGGGATTACGACTACAGGATCTTCCATTACAATATGATCATCATGTTCTGTAATCGTACACAAAACATCTTCACCAGTATATACTCTAACAAACTTTACTTCTGACATAATATCTCCAAAGAAAGAGCCTCCGAAGAGGCTCTCACATTTTTAACTAAACCACAAATCATACTCTTCATTAGTGTATGGCCACATGGTTTAGTCCTTCTTAACTACGAAAGCATAGAGCTCTTGAGCTTGCTTCATGATCTCTTGAGGATCGTACATTTTAGGCATGTACTTTTCCTGAATCTCTCTGAGGTCTTGATTATTCTCTCTGGCTTGCCCGATTGCTTCGTAGAAAACCGTCATATTGGCTTCGTACTGACGATCAAGCATTTCTTTAGCCATTGCGAGTGTGTCGAAACGAATTTCGAAAGGATTTTTACTTGACATAACTTATCTCCTGTGTGTGTGTTTGTGTCAAAGTGCCATAAAGGCTATAGTATATAGTCAATAAAATGTGGGGCATTGCACCCCACACAAAATTACTCTTGCTCAGCTTTGTAAGCGTCGAGTGTCTTCTTAAACTTATTGGCGTGAGAACGTTCTGCTTTGGCAAGTGTTTCAAACCAATCAGCAATCTCGTCATATCCCTCTTCACGAGCAGTCTTTGCCATTCCTGGATACATGTCCGTGTATTCGTGTGTCTCGCCCGCAATCGCTGACTCTAGGGATTCCTCTACTGTTTTAGCAGGGAGCCCTGTCTCAGGATCTCCAGCTCCTCCATTGATCAGATACTCCATGTGTCCGTGAGCATGACCAGTTTCACCCTCTGCTGTGTTACGAAACACGTTGGCTACATCTGGAGCACCTTGAACATCCGCTTCGTTTGCGAAGTAGAGATAGCGACGATTAGCTTTTGATTCACCAGCGAATGCATCCTGCAATGCTTTTTCAGTTTTAGTACCTTTTAGGCTCATGTATTCTCCTTGGTCATTAATTATAGGAAGGAATTAGTATTTAATATTGATTAAGGCAATTTNAAGGAGAAATGTAGATAACATTTTTCAATGNTGCTCATAAACAAAATTAAAGATGGGGTTCTTTCTGTTGCCAAGCATCCCCCGAACTTCTCCGCTTACCTTAATTAGGCAGCAATGGCGAACGTATCATCGTTTGCGTTTACTTTAAGTTGCTTCTTCGACCAGGAATCCCCAATCCTAACGTCTTCTGCCTTGACGATTCTCCACGAACTCTTTAGCACCTGTCGAACCCAGAACATCCCCATCAGAAGTACACCACAGTGCACTTTTGGTGGAGATGGAGGGAGTCGAACCCTCGTCCAGTTACCTATCTTTTCGCTTCAACGAATACTGTTATTTAGCACCGAACGTGTAAGGATTATAGCGACGGATCGGTGAGTCACTGTTTCGAGTAAACTCACGGATCACTGGCTTATATCCATACTTCTGTTCAAATGCTTTTAAAAACTTTGGTGCATCGCAATCTTCTTCAAGATAAGCAGTCCCACCTTTGTAGTATGAGAAGTTGCTAATCTGTTCGATCAGCCCCAACTCACGCAGATAGCGGAATGACACACCTAACCAACTGTGTCCAGGATCACAGTACATCCGGAACTTGGCATCTTGAAAACCACCTTTCATTAGAACTCTCCCTGAGTACCATACTTGTTATAATACTCAACAGCTCGTTCCTCATAAGACTTTGGGGGACGAGGAGGTCCAACGTAATCGTTGGCGATTTTCTCTAAACGCATTTCATTCTTTGCGGCAATCATATCGACTGCCAACCTTTCGAAAGCAGCGTTCTTCCAGAACGTGTCTAAGAAGGAACGCTGGTTCCAAGGCATTTTAGGATCATTTTCATAATTAATCATAATATAACTCACTTTTTTCATAATATACAATCATTGTAAAGTATATTTCTCAAAAAGTCAAGCATTTTTTTCATATTTTTTTATAAATTATTCAAACGCTCGAGACGCTGTTCGCGAGAAGAGTTGTTTGTCGGTTCAATAGTCAAACGACGACCTTCTTCAATGTCCAAGCTGATCATGATGTAGGCACGATAGTAGTCACCTTCACGAACAACTTTCAGATTATCGCGACGGAAGAAACCAATCTTCTGCTTGGTCTTAGCTTGCGACACACGATCAATCTCAGTGTCAACATCCTTGACGCCATATCCTGATTCAAGTGTAGACTCACGAACCAAAGAAGTGACATCAGTTCCTAACTTCTGAGCGAGCTTGACTTTCGCATTCAATTCAGCTTTATCAATCGCAAACTGCATGTCCTTAGAGACTTCAGTTGACGTGACTCTGAGTGTCTTGCTGTCACCAGACTCTTTTGCCTCGAACCATGCTGGGATCTCCATCTCTTCAACTTGTGAAGCAGGGATCTCAACCATTCGGTCATCACCGTTCATAGCCTTATCGACTGTAGAACACCCAGTCGTAATAATACCCAAGCTGCATGCAGCTAAAAAAGTTAACACCATATTGTTTCTCATCATTTACTCCGTATCACAATGTTATGAGTGATTAGCTTCTTTTCATTCACTGGGATGCTTTCCAGTAAATCCTTCAATGCATCTTTGTTCGTTCTCAAGAAGTGCGTGTCGATTGACTGCCTTCTCTTGGTGAACAAAAATAACAAAGTCTCTCGTGACTCAGCTTCTCCATTCGTGCTCGCAATCATTCGAATACCTTTAGGTGGGAAGTTGAATCGATCATCTATTAATGTGTCACTAGTATAATCGTTCGGGAATAAAGTGTCAACCCCATTTTCATGAAGATTGAACACGTGCAAATACAGTGGAGCATTCACATCCACATCGACGGAGATTGAGTCACCCTCTTTATAGAATCGCTCGCTGGAGACCTCTGCAGGAAGCTGAGTAGCAGGCTCGATCTCCACTTTGACCTCTATGAAACATGTCGTATCTTTTGTGCGTCGAATGCGATCTAAAACTTGACGAATCGTTCCTGATGTGGATGAATCAATCTCACGAATATAGTTGCAGTAAGCATGTGACTCACTGTCCTCACAAACTGTTTGATTGGTGGCTGTGAACTGTCTTTCTGAAAAATTGATCAGTGCATCTTTCAATGCTTTGTTCTCTGCCATGACACAGGCATGAATCCGATTGTGAGAAGTAGCCTCACCCATGCCATAGGACACGGAGACTGCTTCAGCGGATAGTGATGTTGATATTCCCAAGATTAAAGGGAAGAAGAGATTTCGGCTGTTCATAAATCACCACAGGTTCATAATATTGTATTGGTTGCTCATACACAACCACTGGTTGTTCATAAATGACAACAGGCTGTACAGTAGGTTCAATCACCTGAGGTGACGTAGCCAGTACAGTTGTTGTCGCGACAGCTGTTGCTGTCTCTTTCACGATTTCAGAAACTACGAAGGGCATCTTCTACGATCTCCATAAATTCTTGTCCAAACTCTGGGTAGTAAAACTGTAATGCCACACCGCAGAGTAATCCTATAATCAACTTCATAATCCAATCAGCCCCCAGCCATGGTTTGCTATCGCATTTAAGATAATAGCAAGGCAAGTAAAAATGTGTAACACCACCCAGCCAGTACGAATAAGTGCAACTCTGTCAGCTTTATCGTTATCATCATATGCCTTGCTCCCGATGGCTTTACACCAATATTCCCACATTACAAGCAGTGACCACAGTTTGGACAGACTGGACTCACGCAACCATTTTCCTCAAGAAACTGCCAGACTGAACCAGAGATGCACATCTTTGATCCCTTCTCAGGAGGATGCTGATAGTTTGACACAGTGCTTTGTTACAGTACAACACTTCAATGGCTTGCTCTTCGCCTTCGTAGTGATTGAACTGAATCCGTGGAGCATTCGCACTCATGCGCTCCCAGAACAGTGCATCATCAGTCAGTAGATTAGTGTCAATCAGAAACACCCAGAGCACCTTGCCTGTCTCATGACAAACTGCAGTATGGACGACATAAGGGCGATCCGCTTTATACTTCTCACTNTTACACATAGAGGTGTTAGAAGCAGGAGCCCATGACCCACAACACTGTAACTTCTTGGTGGGATTGACTGTTTCCATCTTTCCCTCAGCTTCACGACCATTGATCACGAAGTCGTAGTCATGAATGCCACCTTTGTCTTCCCAACCAAACTTCTGACAGAGATACTTCTCGATCATCTTTCCACCAATGCCATGACTGGTGAGATTTTCGACCTGAGGTCCAAGCATGTAGGCTTCCATCTCGCTGTAGTCTTCAATGGTACGTTCACTGAAGATGTAGTCAACGATCACTTTATCCTGCGATTTCATTACGAACTTCCTTCAACTGTTCACAAACATAAGTCAGCAATGTTGCGTAGCCCATCTTGTCATAACCACCAACATTCCAGCGACGAATCTCAGTCAGATCTTCATCAGTTTTCCAATCATAAATCGAAACAGTATAATTGTCAAACTCTTCTTCAAAACGAATCGACCAACCGACACGCGTCTTGCCATCAGCAGAACCTTGATCAGTCGGCTCACCAAAAATGTCAATCAGCTCCCAAAAAGAAACACCATCAAGATATCCCTGCAGGCAGGAGCCATTCACATTCACACCAGTCGTGATATTCATGCAGCCTCCAGACGATTCGCAGACAAAAGAGATCCCGTGATCACATTCAACATGCTTTTAACACGGTAGTCACATGACGGATTACGATTGACGCGATCCATCCAGTCTTGCGCATCATCATCATTGACGAAGGGCATAGACTCAGTAATTTCAAGACCACGGAAAAGACCCTTCTCCATGTACTTCACAAACACATAACGATAACCCATAATCAAGAAGCCTCCTATCAATCAACTTCAAATACAGTATACATTATGTTGTGAAAAAAAGCAAGTCTTTTTCAAAAAAATTATTCAGTTTCATCTTTATCACGATTCGCTGACTCAATCGCCATGACCACTGAACCTGCCATGATCAAAAAGATGTCAGCGAATGCGATGCCAGTCACGACTGCGAAGATTCCGATTAAAACACCTGTACGTCTGCTCATACTTGTGGATCACTTCCTGGGTAAACATATTGATCGTCTTCTTCTGGCTCCCAAAACTCACACTCGCAAACATACCTATCGGCATCATGACTGGCATCACGCAAGAACCCATGCGGAGCATCAGGATGATCTTTGCAGAAACTTTCCTTCAACTCTTCTTCGTAAACTCCACCACACATGATCATTTAGCCTTCTCTCGTCAAATCCCAACGCACTTTATTCGGTGGTGCTGGATCAGTCTTTTTCTTCTCAACTGTGAACACGAACCAAGTGAAGAACACCATGGTGATCAGTGCAACATGACCAATAATGTTGTAGCCGATGAGCAACAACTCTGCTGTAAATATACCAAATGCAATACACCAGAGTGATGCTAGTAGATTGCTTGCCAAGAACTTGTACTCCATTGGTGCAGTCTTCAATGCATTTTTCGATCCATCAAGTAGACCATAGGCAAACTTGCCCAAACTCAACCAACCTCTCATTTCACAACTCCCATTGCTTTTTCTTGAATTTACCTTTGTCATTCACACCCATAAAGTGCACGACATAATCCCTTGTTCGTTGCTTCCCTGCATTCCCTTCAAACTTGGCATTCCATTTCCTATCCAAAATGTCATAGTTTCCATACTCATGACAGATCAGCTGATTAAAAAACTGCTGATCATGAAACTTCATATCTTTATTCTGATATATTTTCGCATATTTGTCAAGGAGCTCTGGTGAAAAAACTTCCCGAACTCTTCGATCAAACATCATGACTCCTGAGTTGAAGTAGCGATAGCCACTCTTGAATGATCTTTGTGACAAAAACTTCTCAGGATGCACCGTCC